CGCAGGCTGGAAGGGCCTGTGCCGAAAGGGCGAAACACTGCTGATCGTGCTGGTGGCCTGCAGGCTGGATGCCGTGATGGGTTCCACCTTTGTGCGGGATGCCGTTGTGATCGGCTTTATCTGTAACGAGACCATTTCCATCATTGAAAACGCGGGCTTGATGGGACTGCCGATCCCGGCAGCGATCACCAAGGCCGTGGACATTTTAAAGCAGCGCTCGGAAACCGAGCAGAAAGGATAAGCTCTTATGAATGAATTTCTGAAAGTCGCACTCACTGCCTGCATCCCCGCAATGACCGTCATTTTCGGCTGGGGCCTGAACAAAGGTGTCAGCATTGCAAACGGCTACATCAACAACAAGTTTGCGCAGACCTGTCTCCAGAATGCCGCCAATGCGGTGTTCAACGCCGTCCAGTACGTCAACCAGACCTATGTTGATGCCCTGAAGGAGCAGGACAAGTTCGACGAGGCTGCGCAGCGCATTGCCTACAACCGCGCACTGGCTGCAGCGAAGAAAGCCCTGACGCAGGAGACCATCACGTTCATCAAGGAGACCTTTGGCGACCTCGACAGCTACCTGAAGCCGATGATCGAAGCACAGGTGCGCAGCCAGAAAAACTATATGTGATGTTTTCGCGGCATCACGAAAATGTTAACGCCAACAAAGTCATAGTATAGCACCAGCCCCGGGGAGCCTGACGGTTCCTCGGGGCTGTTTTTGTTTGGCGTGT